TGATAGTTTACTCGTGCTGCTCCCTTTTCTTTTGCAAGGTCAGCGAACCAACGAGTGTAGATCTTAGCGGGGAAGGATGCTCCTGCTCCACTAAGTCTTGTAGATGCTTCTGCCATCGGTGTGATTGTAAACAGACCGAGCAGGGCAACTGCGAATGCTTTCATAGTTTTTCTAGATAAACCTCATTATATTATACACGATATGTAATCCTTAATACATTATTAAACTTATTTTAATTTTTATTTCCTAACATTACTTTCCTTCAAAACCTGGTGGCAATGTTCCGATGTATGGATTCAGTTCTAAGAGTTGTTTAGGGTTCTCTATCAAAGGAACTTGATTTCTCCAGAACTCCCACAAAGAATCGTGACAATTCTTATGATAAACATCTACATGGACATCATGTATGTCAGAACCTAATGCTATCTTGTACATAAAGATTGGCATTGTATAAGTCAAACCAGTATTGTATATTAAATCATCTGCTACTGCACGAGGAAGAACCTTCTGATCTATTTTATATTTCTCTCCTCTTACATGAAAGTCCACAAGTTTTTGTGCATACCTTCTATTGATTACATAACATGCTGTAGAAAAATCATTAATAAATCTACGATGAATCTGTGCTGTGATACTAGCAGGATTAATAACTGCTAGTTGTAATACATCCCAACCATGTGGTGCGTTAGCAATAAAATCTTTCCAAGTAAATGGCCAGTGTCTTACTACTGATATGTCACAATCATCTTCCATCATAATAGCAATATCTTGATCACTCTCTAAGAATAACTGCATCGCTTTTAGATGAGATGTTGTACAACCTATCTCACCTGACGACATATTGTTAGGATACTTACCAGTAATGATATCACTTAGATCATCTTCTCTTCCATCGTATGCAGAGATCCTAGTATGATTTCCTATCTCCCAATATGCAAACTGTTGTTGCATATATTCAGCACGATCTGTTTTGTCATCAAGATTGATCCAATAGATGTGTGGTATTCCTTTTAGTTTTTGTGCAGACTTATTTTTGTCTAATAGAATACTAGTCATTATAATTAGAAATTAATTTTTCAACATTGGGTAGGTAATGTTTCTTTATAACATTCTTCCAACAGAAGTTCTGAGCATACTCTAATATCTCATCTCGATGAGCAACAGAATATTTTCTGTTCTCATTAATAGCATACTCTACATATTGAATATCGTCAATCTTATCTTCTGGAATCAAAGTAATAAAATCTTTATCTAAATCTAAATTTGCTTTAGCAAATTCACTGATGACAACACCTAGACCTGCAGCAAATGCTTCCATGATTACCAGAGAGTGTGCTTCACCATCTGATAGTAGAACTAGATTACCATAGTCTGTTAGATAGTCATGTAGATATTCCTTAGTCCACTCACCAAGATAATTATGATTCTCATTAAATCTTTTGTCTGCTATATTACCTGCAAAGAAAAGACTATCTATTGATTGAAACTTATGCTGACGCTTTCTGTAATCAATCTTTGCTAAGTATATACTACGCTCAGGAAACTCTGGTTCATCTGTAGTACGGAATAGATCTAAGTCAACACCATTAGGTATAGTATATAATTTTTCGTCTGGTATACCTGCAATCAAACTATAGATTCTTTTGATACCTTCTGATAAACAAAATACATTTGGTTTATGTGTCATGAATGCACTAAAAATTTGACCATAACCATTCATCATGTCTGGTCTTTCTATGTAAGCAAAGTGTGTCGTACATGCACATGGATATTGTATGTAAGGATATAATACTATCCAATCATCATATTGTATGTGTACAAAATCTGGACTAAAATCATTAACTCTTCTTATAATTTCTTTTGGGTTTGATATGTTAATAATATCTACATCATGTCCTTCTTTCTTTAAGTTAACACTGTAGTCCCAGATCAAACTTTCAACTGCACCCCATCCTACAGGTGGTATTTGTGTAGCAGGTCCTATAATACTTATTTTCATAACAATGATTGCAACTTAGGAACATATTCATAGGCAAGAATATTTTCTAACCCAAATGTATCTATACCATATCTTCTAATCTCTTTTCTAATCTGTCTAGACATTCTCTTGTTTACATTTACAACCTTCTGAATATATTCTATGTCTTTTATTTTATCTTCTGGTATTACATCTATGAATGTTTTATTAAGATCCAACTCAACAGCAACTGTCTCTGATACCACAAGACCTAATCCACATATCAAAGCTTCCTTAACAACTAATGGAGTTGTATTTTCTATCTCACTTAATAAAATAAAATTAGAATAATTTGTTATATTTTTATTTAAAAGATCTCTAGGCAACTCTCCTAAGTAATGCTTACCTCTAAACTTACCTGACTCTCTGCGACCAAAGATATCAATGTCAACTAGATCTTCTAGTATATACTGTCTCTTTCTATCACATACTTGAGAGAAGCATAATGTTTTATCATACTGGGCATACTCATTGAACTCATAGGGATCACATCTAACACCTAGTTTACTCATCCACATGTTGTCAGGATTACCACCAAATTCTGTATAAGTATTGATATCTTTTTGACTTGATAAAAATAGTTTGAAGTTATCGTTCTCTCTTAGATGTTGGAAGTGTTCACCATACCCATCTCTTCCCCACATAGCAGGTGTATTAATATATGGATAGTGAGTTGATGCAATCAATAGTTTGCAATGTGGAACTAGATCTTTTAAGATGTCTGCAAACACATCATAGTGTAGATGGACAACATCAAACTTACCATACTCTACTTCAAATTTAATTGTATCTTTATCAGGTGTATTGATAATCTGTACTCTATGTCCTAAGTCTTTAAGGATGATGGCATAATCCCATATCATCATCTCTACAGCACCCCACTTCTCAGGTGGGATTTTCATAATGCCTGGTCCTATTAATGCAATCTTCATTAGTTATAGTCCTCCCAATACATGACTTTCTTTAACTCCTCCACATCAGTATTGTAATGACTCAGAGTATGTACATTTTGACATGCACTATGAAATAAGAATACCTTTTTCATTTCATCTTCGTAAGGATTAGATCCATACCAGATACCATCTCTTTGTTCCATAGGCATGTAATCTTTAGCAGCACAATGATTGAATGCACCGTTAGTAAATTTAAAATTTTTCCATAAATTTAGTGCAAAACATAAAATTAATTCATCAGTTACACCATGATGTAATCCACCATCAGAAAATACATCATCAAAAATTTCATTATATTTTTCAAATAAACCATCATGTTTTTCTTTTTGAAATAAGAAAGCACCTGATGCAGCATAAAGATATGATGCAGCATCCTCTGGAATATATTGACCTAAATTTACCCTGCTAATTTTATCTCCTGATGCAAGAAAATTCTTTAGTGTTGGAACCCACCAATGTTGTGCACAAAGAAACTTATCTTCTGCTTCTTCTATTAACTCATCTGTTCTATCGTTAATTACTACTGTATCTGTATCCATATAGAAACAGTATTCAGTTTCTAAATGTTTGTACAGTTCATATCTTTTTTTCCATATGTAAGGTTGGAAATAATTTCTATCATCTTCGTTTTCTACTTTCTCTGCTGCAGCATTGACAATCTTTATGTTAGCATCATCAATCTTCAACCTATCATCCATGTCTATTATAAGAATCTCATGTGGTTGCTTCACTCTTTCAAGTGACTCACATGCTCTCATGAGATTGGTATAATAAATGTCATCACCACCAACGATGAATCCAAAAGTTACTTTGTTCATTGATCAGCTTTAATATACACCCAAGATTTATATGCATACTCATTAGTGAGATGAATGCCTTCCCATACTTCCTCATCAAAGAACTCTTCTAGAGCACCTTCAACATCAAAGTAATCTGCAGTTACATTATCAGGATCACAATAAGTATCATGTCCTGCTATTATACCACCGTATTTTACTTTTGGATACCATGCTTTAAGATCTTCTAACACTGCCTCTTTAGTATGGTCTGCATCTAAGTAAACATAATCAAAGAATCCATCTTCAAATTGCTTTGCCATTTCTACTGAAGCACCCTTACACATTTCTATCTGTGGATTGTCACCATAGAGTTCTTTTACTCTAGCATAACCCTGCTCTACACGATCTTCAAACTTTGTAAAGTGTGCATCATTACCCTCTGTTTGCCACTTGTCAATTAAATAAAATTTATCTACAAGATCTTTCATCTGTGGGTAATAGATATCTAAGTATCCTCCATACTCTACACCTACCTCTGCTACCTTAAGAGGTTTCCATTCTTCTAGACTGTCAACAACAACAGTAGGTAAATGATCCCTAGAAAATTCAAAGTGATTGAACTTAGGATTAATATTAAATTTAAGTGGGTTGTACATAACTAAACCAGTTTTAAAATACCTTTAGATCGGTTGATAAAGGTGTGTTTTTCTTTAACAATATTCATTTGATGTTGAATCAATTCTACATTGTCATGTTTTTGGAATCCTTTTAGGAATAGACCTTTGATGTTTTCATCACAAACAATTGTGTCATCAATAAACTTAGCAAGTTTAGGTGCGTTTGTCATGCCAAGATGACCGTAACTAATTGCCTTAAATATTCGGCAACTCTTTACACCCCATGCTTTATGTGTCTCATTTCTGAGGTCAGGTTGCATAACAGACCTTTGCATATACTCCCTGTATTCGTTATCAGGAAGTGGTGTAGACCAAGGATCACTGTAGAAGCATTTAATACCTGCGTAACGACACTCTTGCATCCACTGTTGGATGACAGGACCGTTAGCAAATTTACCACTCTCAGAGATGCTACCTATCATATGATATTCTGATTCTCTTTTTCTGGTTGCCCAGTTAAGATCAATCTCCTCTGGTAATAGGTTTGCTGCCCATGCCATGTATATTATATCATAATCTGATGAGTTTTTATCGTAGAGTACACCTGACTCTAACTCCTCACAATTATCATAGTCTAATTTATATGTGTAGTTAACATCTTCCATGTAATCCACATGATATCTCATGTCAATTAACTTCTTAACATTGCCAACATACTTCTCTGGATTTACACAGACATGGCATACATATGTACTACTCTTTCTTATAGGAATTTTTTTATCTCTGTATCCTTCGCAAAAGAATAAACAGTTTTCATAATCAAAGTCATGTGGATGTGCTTCATCAGTAAACCAATGAACTTCATATCCTTGATGTTCAAATGCTTTCTTGAATGCTTCGTAAATGTATCCATAAGTATCGGTGTGTAAACGATACCCCCATAATATTATTTTCATACCTTACCTAACATATAATCTTCTGCTTTTTTAGTTTCTCCTGTCACACATTTCATAGCTTCAATAGTATGTGCAGGGACTAGATCAGGATGTGCCCACCAGTCTTCGTATGGATGTTTGTCATCAACTGATATATTATCTGCAATTAAAACATAACCACGGTCTTCAAAATACTTACGAGATTCATCACGAACATCATTACCATCGTTGTAACAATCATGCTCAAATGTTATAGTAGCAAATTTATATTTGTCTAGATCTATTTTCTTTAAAGCATCAAAGGTTACCTGTGCAGGTTCACAATCTACTTGTAGATAATCAAAGACAGGTCCTAATTTTACCTCATCAAATAATGCATCAAAGTCAGCAGTGGTTGCATCACCTAAAGCAACAGGTGCTTTACGATTCTCATTGTATAGATCTGCTTCATGTTCTTTGATCTCAAATCCAATACCGTTCCATGCAAATCTAGATTCTAATAGAGCAGTGTTGTTAGATATAACAGGATGTCCTGCACCTATCTCACAGAATGTTCCATATGGTTTACCATCTAACATGCACAAGACAAACATATCTTGATAGCATTGTGAAAAGTTTTGGTGGTTTACCAAGTCAACATTTTTAAATTTGTAACGAAGTTGTTCCTTTTTATCTGCTGTGTAAAAAGTAGGCAATTGCCATGCATTCGGGTCACTCATGTTTGTAATGTAGAATTATCTTTTGCAAGATGAATAATCTTTCTATCATATGTATAATGCGGGAAACACTCTGGATATGCGTAGTCAGGTGGTAAGGCATTTACCTTATCTTCATTGTCAATAAAGTATCTATTGATCTGACTTTCATCGTGCCACACTGCTATTATATCATTCTCATAATCCTTGTCAACTCTATCTTTCAAAGTCTTCATCATAGGTATCACACTCTTAACTTGTCCTCCCCAGAGACAACCTTGATAATAATTTTTAGGTATCGGTTCTTTTACATATGCTTCTGACTTAGGATTGGTTTCAAATGTACCTGTGTAGTCTGCATGATGACATGGATGATGTACAGCAAGCAACTCCTTATCAGGAATTAAGATTTCATATGAGAAAATCTTTTTCTGTACTACCATATCGGCATCTAAGAATACCATCCAGTCATATCTTGTTAGTTCTTTTTCTGCTTCAAGTATAGTATGAAACCTTTCCAGAGTAATTGCTGGCCATGCTTTATGTTCTATATTATAATATGATATATTATCTGGTATGTTACCTTCTAAATTACCATCTGTAAATACAAAGTATTGTTTGTTTGCATCTGGCATAAAATGCTCTTCGCAACTGTCATAATACTTTGGAAGAAAGTCAAGATACTTATTAGTACCTATGAATATCACTGCCACATTTGTCATAGTTTCATCCAACCTTCGCAGTAAAGATCTTTGGTATTGTGTTGTGCATCCAATGGAGGTCCGAACCACTTCATCGGTGCTACTATTTGTTTTCCTTCTGATATTGAAAGCCATGCTCCCCACCAACTAAAAGAACTATTTGCTATGATAAAATCAGAACACTTAGACATTAAACATAGATCAATGTATTGATTTCTTGACTCAGAAATCATAAACCTATCATCTGCAAATAGGGATTGTTCGTGACACCAATTAGAATCATCTGATAGAACAACCACTTCTCTGTCCTTATCGAAGTAGGACAGTGCTTTCTCATAATAGTCTAAACCAACAATAGGATGATGCCCATATTGAGCATAGTCAGTTCGTCTTACATGTAAAGCAATAGGTTTATTTAGACCCTCCATCATCTCTATGCAGGGATTTTCTATGTCATCTATGAATGTAAAATCTTTTAATAATTCATCTCTGACATTTAAAAAATACTTCTCACTTTGGTAGAATCCATGTAGTGATACCCAGTCTGGGCAGTTATTAAACAGGTCTTCATCAAAGTGATAATGTTTCTCTTTTAACTCTGGTCTTTTAGGATCTAACCATTGTATATAAAGATCATTAAATGTCTCTAGTTTAAATGGCATGAACAGTTGATGCTCTTGCCATTGATCTGCATTACTTGTAAACTTAGATGGTGGTACACAATAGGAATACCCTCTGTTTTTTGCTATACCTTTTACAGCAGCATACTGAAACATTTGGTTTGCTAAACGCTCACCTTTTTTACCTACTGCATTTATACCAATCATTTAGTCTGCAAGTGTGTTGCTTGTTGGAACCATAGATATGTCTTCTCTAAACCCTGATCAAGAGTGTAGTTCGGCTTCCAACCTTTTTCTGTAATTTTATTATAATCTAATGGTCTTTTTGGTGTGCCATTAGGACGACTCGTATCCCACTCTATCTTACCATTGAATCCAGTAAGAGCAGCAACCTTATGTGCTAGATGAAATATAGATATGTCTTGTCCTGACCCTACATTTATAAGTTCTCCATTACTATAGTTCTCTACAGCAAACAGACAAGCATCAGCAAGGTCATCAACATACATAAACTCTCTGGTAGGAGTTCCATCACCCCAACAGGTTACAGACTCTGTTGTAGCATTGTTAAATTTTTGCATCAATGCAGGAATCACATGACCATTATCAGGATGAAAATTATCATTAGGACCATACAAGTTACAAGGCATTAATGATACACCTTTAAATCCATATTGTTTATTATACATCTTAAGCATTTCTATACCATGTATCTTAGCGATAGCATATGCTTCATTAGTAGGTTCTAATTCACCTGTTAGTATGGACTCTTCTTTTACAGGAGTCTCAGCAAACTTAGGATAGATGCACACACTACCAAGAAAAACAAATTTCTTGACAAAGTATTTGTATGCCCAATGAATCAGGTTAGTTTGAATCATTGTGTTCTGGTAGATAAACTCAGCAGAATAAACATCATTGGCATAGATACCACCAACTCTAGCAGCAGCATCAAAAACAAAGTCTATTCTATTCTCTTCAAATAATTTTCTAACATCATCTGATTTGGTTAGGTCACACTCACTTCTATCTTTAGTGATAATTCTTGTGTAACCATCTTCTTTTAACCTACGAACAATTGCAGAACCTACTAAACCTTTATGACCTGCAACAAAAATAGTATCGTCTTTTTGCATTGTTCTTAATCTCATGGTATAACAACCTCTGGTTGAGGTAGTGGGAATAGTAAACGCTTTCCTTTAAACTTAGGATGTTTTACAAAAAAGTTTTTGAAGTGCCAAGGTAGCACGATGTATACATCATACTCCTGTTCCATCACTTTGTCTTCTGATGCAATGGGAATCCAAGTACCTGGTGTATAAGATCCATCTTTATCTGGGTTTACATCACCAATGACAGAGATGTCATTAGGAGTAACCTCCCATGTCTGGAGAGTTACATTACCTTTTGTACTAGCACCTAGAGCACACACTGTTGCTTTATTTTCTTTGTAGAAGTTTAGCATCTTCCAAAACTGTTCTCTGTTCTGTACTAATCTAATAGCAAAATCTGTCCAAGGTTTTGTTGTATCCAATCCTTGATCTATTTCACTAGCAAGGATAGCAGTAAGTTTAGTAGTACATTCTTTTCTCTTACTACTACTCTTTGCAACTACTACAGATATACTACCACCATTTACATCGTTAAATTCAAAGTCAATGATCTTAAATCCTGCTTTGTCCATGATGTATTTGAGTTGTCTCATACCATAGTATGATAGATGCTCATGACATACTGTATCAAATGAGTTAGCACGAAGCATCTCAGGCATATAACTTTGCTCTAACACCCATACACCCTCACCATCAAGACACTCTCTTACTTGTCTAGCGAACTCACATGGATCTTCGAGGTCGTAGAACATCGAGAAGGAAGTAATAACTTTTGCTTTCTGTTTTCCAAATCTCTCATTAAATACTTTTGCTGAGAAGAAGTCTGCGATGTAATGTACATTTTCTGGGAAATACTCTTTAAATTTTTTTGATGTTGGGTCAACACTTATGAGTTGACAGTCTGTAGGAAAGAAACCTAAAAAAGTTCCATCGTTTCCTGCAATGTCACATATGATATCACCTGAGTCTAGTGTGATATCTTTTATAATCTTGTCTGCTTTACCCTTAAGGTGCTTGACCATGCTACCATTCAATCCAGAACGATATCCATACTCATCTCCATACATTGTAGGGAGATCAAAGGTATGTTCTAGTTGTACATGACCACATCCACCTTTGGATTCGTCACACTTTACAAGGGTCAAAGGACCTTTGTACATCTCAGGATCTATTTCTTTAGGAAATATACCTGAGAGAAATTGATTACCTAAGTCTAAGACAACTTCGTAATGTTCGTTGCCACAGACTCTACACTTTTCAATTTTGTGAAATTTGTTACACTGTAATGTTGTCATTGTCCGTAAATACACATGTCTTCAACGAGATCTTTGAAAGATAACTCTGGTTCCCAACCTAAGACTTCTTTTGCCTTAGTAGCATCACCCAGAAGTTCTTCAACTTCTGTTGGGCGGTAATACTTTTCACTCACCCTAATGATATCTCTTCCCATTGTAGGGCAATAACCTGTTTCTTTCAAGCCCTCACCCCTCCATTGTATATTGAAACCAAAATACTCTGCAGCACACTCTATGAATTCTCTGACAGTACGCATCTTTCCAGTTGCTAGTACAAAGTCATCAGGTGTATCGTGCTGAGTAATCATCCACATACCTCGGACATAATCCTTAGCATGTCCCCAGTCTCTCTTAGCATCCAAGTTACCTAACACTAGGTCTTGTTCTATGCCAGTAGAGATACGAGATAGACCTCTTGTAATCTTACGAGTTACAAATGTCTCTCCTCTTCTCTGGGACTCATGATTGAATAAGATACCATTACTAGCATGGATACCATATGCCTCACGATAGTTTCTAGTAATCCAGTAAGCATAAAGTTTTGCTACACCGTATGGACTACGAGGATAGAAGGGGGTTGTTTCTGTTTGTGGAACTTCTTGTACTAATCCGTACAACTCAGAAGTAGATGCTTGATAGTATCTACACTCATGGTCTAGTAAACGAATTGCATCTAGCAATCTAAGAGTTCCTAAAGCATCTACCTCACCTGTATACTCAGGCATTTCAAAAGATACTTTTACATGACTCATGGCAGCGAGGTTATACACCTCAGTCGGTTTAATCTTTTGGACTAAACTAATAATGTTACCAGAGTCTGTCATATCTCCGTAGTGGAGATTGATACGATGGTATATATGGTCTATTCTATCAGTATTAATCATAGAAGATCTACGAATAATACCATGTACTTCATAACCTTTCTCAAGAAGGAGTTCTGCTAGATAAGAACCGTCCTGTCCTGTGATCCCTGTGATAAGAGCTTTCATATATTTTTTACAGCCCTTATATTATAGCATATTACTTTTATTTCAGCAATTCTTTGCGTTTATATGTTCCCTTCTTGCAGAAGTAGAAGGTATAATTTTCTGTGGTCACATAATAACCGTCTATGTCCTGACCATCATCTGTATAACCATATCCTCTAACCTTTTCATCAACACCATCAAACCTAAAGTTTTTATCATCTCTTAAGAGAGACTCGTGGTATCTAGTGTCTAAGCTGATCATTTGGTTACAGGTGAGAAGTTTAATCATTCTATAATACTTCTATGTATATGTCAAGAGATCCTGACATCTGTAATATATTTTAATACTAGAAAAAACTTACTTCAGTAAACCTTGTTTTGTGCTGCCATCTATTATCAACAATGGTTTGACCATGTGGCCAGTCACCAGGAAATGCAACTAATGAATTAAATTTCGATAGAATACATAGTTTTTCTGTAAAATATTTTTCATCTTTCCAAGGCAAAACATGTTCAGTATCTTTGTGCAACATCTCTGCACCTAGTACAGTAGAATCATAGAAACTTGTGCCAGGTGTATAGTTTTCATCTGGGTTTAGATAGATGCAGACATTTAATTTATTATCTACATGGGGTGACCAACAGTATGGTTCACCCCCAAAGGGTTCTATCAATCTAAACTGATTGTAGATTGATATTGGATTAGTTCCATATACCTCTGGATCTTTTATCTTATAGAAGTCAGTTATATGTTTGAATAAGATTGTTCTAGTAGGATCGAATCTAAAATCACCATACTTTTGACCATCCATAAACTCCTTACCATTAATACCATCCTCAGTAGGTGGTTTTAAAGAGACTATAGGTGCTTCATCTAACCATTCATGGACTCTTTCTGGATGTTTATAGATGTCATCTACAAATATCACATGACTGCCAAACAAAGGTAAGATAGTTACCTTCCATTCATCATTCATTAAAAAATCTTTCTGATCAAAAAACTTAGGAGTCTTCATCAAGTTCAATAATAATTCTATTGTTTTCAAAGTCTGCTCTCATTTTAAGAGGAGCATCTACTGGCCACATCATTTCTTCATAGAGAGTATTTAATGTGTCCATGTCTTCCCAGAGATCATTCACAGATTTTTCATCTGGATCTTCCTCTAAGAATTCGTTGAGTGAATCGAAAAAATTCATAGTAACTTTATTTAGAGTCCAATTCTTTCTTGTTCATACATTTAATTGCAATACTAAACCTATGATGATCTCTAAATGGTGTTGCTCTATGTAAGACACTAGAAGTAAATCTTACCATACTATTATAGTAAGGTGGGACACCGATAATCTTATCATCTAGTGAGAACTCTGTCCAACCACCCTGATTTATGTCATACTCATGTGGATGTGCAGGGTAGTATATAAATGTCCATTGATCTGAGTTATTTACAGAGTCTGTATGAAAGTATGCCTGTTCTTGAGGTGCAAATATATTTACATATAATCTGTAGATGCCATACTCATTCCAGAAACCAGGATATTTTTCATGAATATATTTGATAAAATAATTATAAATTAATTTTGTCTCATCAGTAATTTCTATCTGCTCTTTTGCATCTATATGAAAGAGGTCACATACTAATCCAGTAGGAGGATGCTTTGTATCGTCTGTCTCCCCATGTCGATACTTAGCATTGTGAATAGACTCTGCTATATCTATTGCTATGTTGTCTGGGAAGAGATTATCTACCTGTTGAATACTAGGTTTAGGTTTTAGCTTCATCTTTAAACCCTAGGTATTTTAAAACATGTGATCTAACTTCCATTAGTTCATCAAAGCACTCCTGATTGTGTGCACAACCACGAAGTTTAGAATCAGGTTGCAACACTGACTCAACGAATAAAGTTTTTGCTCTATTCAATTTGTCTTTTCTTTCTTCTGACCAACCAGTGCCAGGTGTGTATTCATACCCATGTTCTAACAGGTGCATCTCATCATCAAAGGTGAAGGGTGTCATGATTTTTCTTCTGGAATAATTCTGTATACTGTGGTGTACCTAGCTATGTGAGGAGATAGAGGTGCTAGTCCTCTGTGTGGATGTTTGCCAGGAAAGATAATAACTCTGCCTGGTACATAGTCATGTTCTTCAATGACATTTTCTCTCCAGTCCATTAGTTGAAACTGTCCACCCCACTCAGGTTTCCATTCGCTATTGTTCATAAGCATCACAGTCAGTTCATCATCTACAGCATCTGTATGTGTTGAACCATTCATACCGATGAATTGAAGGTTGACATCAATTCGCTTCAAGTATATAGGACTGCTAAACTGATCCTCTATAATATCAAATGCATCAAAAAATTTTGCTGCTTTACTATGTAAATATTCAACTCTATTAATACTAGACCTTGCTAATATATTTGTACCAAACAATCTATGAGAGTTTGCTACATTATTAGCAGTCACTGGAACTTCATGTATAAGTATTGATTCCAGATCACTTACAAAGTCTTTATCAAATAAATCGTCTATTATATGTGATATCATCTTTACATTATAAGACCCCTGACTCAAAGAGTCAAGGGTCGTGTTTTAATATTGTAGGACATCGCTACATATTCGTTTGCAAGTGTGTTGATCGTCATCGCATTCAATCAAACATTCATAATATTCTGATAGTATCTTATCATTATGTGGATCTTCATATGAACCTGATAGTTCATTGAACGAAATTAAATTGTGATGCATAGTCCTCCTTTCTGTACCACTATTTAGTTAGGAAATCCTAACAAACCGAACCTTTAGTAATAAAAATTTATGCCTACGAGTTTATACCTATGTCCTTCTCTTCCTCTTCTGTTTTGTATGCCCACTCATCTGTGTGTCCTACAGACCACCACTTAGGTAGTGTCTCTACAGCATAGTTCTGTGTGCATACTTTAAAGTCTGGTTGCTTAAGGTTATCATTATCAATCAAACTGTTGTCAAAGAATTGACATCTATTGTTTGGTTGTGCTGCAAACTGTCCGTTGTCTAATGCTATTATATTAAATGTTTTATGTTCTGGATCATGTTCTGAGAAGTTAGTATCCAGTACAGAAAAGTCAGGGTGTGCAGTATCAATAGTAAATTCATACTCACCTGCATGCATCTTCTTATCCTTACCAAAGAAAGTGCAACGACCAAGGATAGGTTTCTCTACAACTGTGATATTATAATCAAAACAATCCCATAGTTCTAATACATCTAATGGCAATTGATTATCTTGGTCATAATCTTCCTTCCATACAAATGCACTCAGAGGTAGCTTGTCAAATAATGCACCATAGTCAGTTAATAATGTCTCAAAGTATAATGCTTTTGCCTGTATACTCCTAACAGATATCCATAAACCTGGCGTTAGTTCTCCATGACCCTTCTCTAAGTCATAGAGATACTCTTTCTTTACCCATACTTTTCTGGGTGGTAGAGGATGAACTAGATATGCCATTAATAATCCATGTAAATGTTGCCTGATATGGTAGTCCCTTCTTCTCCACTGTTTACCATATGGAATAGGAAGGATGGAAATATAATTATACTTCCTGCTTCTAGATTTGGTTTGTAATCTAGTGGGAATTGTACCATTTCATTCCCTAGTTGATTTTGTATGTCCTTGATAGAAGGATTTAAAAATGAAGTCTTTGAACATCTATCAACATAGATTACAAAACTCCATTGAGACTTAGGGTGTATGTGTACATCCTGATAGTCATGTTTGTTGTAAACATTCTTCCATACACGACCAAATCTAGGATTAGCACCCATCATTTGACCAAGATTCCTGTCTATTACCTCAGATAGATACTCCCAAGTATCTTGAGGAATGGACTCTGGGGTTTGTGTCCCAAATGTAGAAAGAGTATTTGAGTCCCAAGTATATTCAAATTCTACATCAATAAGGTTTATCCTATCAAGATCAATTCGATCTTCAAAAATAGGTATAGCAAAGAGTTCTTTTTTCAACCTCCTACTGTATTCCTATAATCCTGTTCAAATAATGCTAGTCCTTTCTCTGTAAGTATATGATTGTACATCTTCTTAAAGACTGTAGGTGGTAGAGTAACTATATCTGCACCCACTTCAAATGCCTCAGACACACTGTGTACATCTCTAATGGATGCTGCTAGTATCTCAGTTCCTGTGACCATTTGTGCTGTGAAGATGTCACTAATTTCTTTTATCAAACCTATACCATCAAATGAATTGTCATCTACTCTACCTACGAATGGTGAGATGTATGATGCTCCTGCTTTTGCTGAGAGTATAGCTTGTGCTGCTGAGAATATAAGAGTTACATTGACTCTGATACCTGACTGAGTTAGGATCTTACATGCTTTTAATCCTGCAGGTGTACAAGGAACTTTGATTGTAGTTGCGTCACCATACTTTTCTTTAAGTCTTTGACCTTCGGATACAAATATTCCTACATCGTCAGTCACAATTTCCATACTCAAATCTTCTACACCCATACTGATCAGGTTACCGTAGACTGTCTCTACATCTTCACCATTTTTTAGTATGAGAGTTGGGTTAGTTGTTACCCCATCAATAAGACCTGTTTCCAGACCTTGCATAATTTCATCTGCACTAGCAGTATCAAGAAAAATCTTCATCGAAATAATCTTTGCGGTAGTATCTACCTAATATATTACTATTATAATAGGCAGGTGTATGATCTGTCAACTTTTCTGTCAGGACATTATGAAGGAATAGTTGCCTAGTCTCTTCAAAGTTTGTCTTACCTACTGATGTATGAAGAGATAGGATCTCTCGTTTAAAAATATCTTTACCAAATTCTTTAATATCTTCTTTTAATTCTGGACATGACCCATAATACTTTTTCCAATCGGACTCTGAGGTAACTCTTCTCTTTCCACCCTTGGGTTTGCGTTTCTGTACAAAGTATTTTCTACCGATGTATTGTTTACCTGTTTGTATATTAGTAATCCTGTAGACGAAACCGAACTTACCGTCAATATCGTCAGAAGTGAAAGCTGTGCCTTGATATAGCCAGGGATTTTCATAATCTAATGTCATGCTCCTATTTAGGATGCTACACCATCTGCTCCTGCTCTTACTGCCATTAGTTTTTTCATAAGAATTTGCTTCTTAATCATGTTCTGTTGTTTCTTTTTCCCTTCTATTTGTTTCTGTTGTCCAGTGGTCATTGGTTTTGCTTTAGGATCTGCCTCTTCTTTATGTGCTTGCACTCTAGTCTTACCAAGAATGTATTTTGGATCATTCTTCATTGCTGCTTGTGCATCTGCTTCATCATTTTTATTTACTTTTATAATTGTCTTTCCATTTTTTTTAGTTTTAGTATGTGATATCTTACCCATATCCTCTTCTAACTTCCTTGTTGCTTTCTGGATACCAGAGTATCTTTTACCAACCTTTTTCATATCATTGTCAATTGCTGCACCTGCCATACTAGCAGAAGATTTTCTAACATAACTTCCTAATGTTTTCTTTTTAAGTTCTGCGATGAATCCCTCACTTCTTGTAATCTTTTCATCCTTTTCATTACTTGCAAGATTTTTCTTAAGTTGTTTCTTTGATATCTTAGGACCTCCTATTGGATCACCGTACTCATCTCTTTGTACTTCTTCTTTCTTCATCTTAGATTGAACTTTCAATGCTTGCAATCTATCAAGTGCTGCTGATAACTTTGCTTTCTTTATAATGTTGGATGGTTTTGAGGAATATGATTCAGCAGTTATTGGTTTCATGTTAGGTGCACCACCTGCTTCACCATCTCTTAGAGACTGACCAGTATCACTTTGCTTTACTTTTTTCTTTGCTGCTTTCTCAGCAGTCATTATGTTCTTTGCTCTGTCTCTTCTGTCCTCTTTCTGTTTTTTCAGAGCTGCTTGTCTCTTAGCATCTTGCTGATTCTTTACAGCACTTGCACCACCAGTTTGTTTTTTCTCAGCTGCCTGAGTCTGTAACTTTTTTATAGTTTCTTTACCAGGTTTTATGTCGGGATTGCTTAGACCTTTTACACCATCACGAACCATACCACCTGCTATTTGTGCTGCATAACCTAGAACTTCATCTAAATGATTATCTTTCCATCTAGTATCCCTTACTGTACCAACAAAGTAATCTTCTGCCTTTACTAATTTCTTTTTCTTTTCCTTCTCTTTCTTTGCCTTTGCTTTCATTCTCTCTGGGAAACTCATACCATCTCCTTTAAAGATACCATAAGATGTTCCTTCGTGAGTAAACTTCATACCCTTAGTTGCTTTATCCTTAAGTGCCTGACGCTTTTTAGGATCCATATTCTTTTCATAATCCTTAAACGCTTTAGAACCATAACCTTTTAGTTCACCTTTCTTAGGTCCTGTATATTCAACTGCTCCCTCATCTACAAACTTAACAGGTGCTGAGATTGTACCCTTTCCTTTAACATACTTTGTAGTTCTAGGATTCTTAGGATCATC